CCGCCAGGGCGACCACGAACTACAACCGGGCCCAGAAGGCGGCGCTGGAGGCGCAGCAGCGGGTCAACCGGCGGCGCTCGCCCAAGAACCTGGCCGCACTGGACCGGGCCGACAAGAGCCTCAGGACGGCTGCCCGCGCCTACCGGATCCTCGTGGGCCTCGGCGGGAAGAAACTGGCCGTGGCGAAGAAGCCCAGCCCCAAGGGCGCCGGCCCCCGGATGAAGGCCGCCCGAGTGGCGGGGACGGTGGCGAAGCCGAAGGGGTTGAAGGTGGGGGCGATTGCGGGGAGGAAGGCGGCGAAGGCTGCTGCGGCCAAGCCCGGCAAGGCCAAGGCGGCGAGCAGTGCTAAGGCACCGTCAGCGCCAAAGATCAACGGCAAAGAGTGGACCTCCTTGAGCCGTCTCCGGGGAGCGGTTCCATTTGATCGAGGGAGAGGGCAGACCGGGTACTTTATCCCTGGTTCATCCTTGACTCCTGCAAAGCGAAATAAGCTAGGGCTAGGCGCATTTAAGTCGGAAGTTAGTGGAGGCAACTTCACCGCGCAAAGGCACACTCAAGGAAGTCAAGAGGGCTGGATTATCAGCCCAAGAACCCAGCGCGGCGAGACTCCTGTTCAGATTCAGCGGGCCAAGTCATCCAAGAAACCGAAAACAGCAGACGACTTGCTGACACAGGCAACACGAATTGAGTCTGTGGGTCGTCGTATGTCTCGGGCCGCCCGCACAGGCGTCAGGGATCGTCAGATTGAGGCCAGGGCCGTGCGTGCAGCAAAGGCGGCAAGGCAACGGGCCTTTGATATGCAAAAGCCACCATCCAAGGCCGAGCTGAAAAGACAGGAGCAACGGCTTAATTCACCGACCACCGCAGGGCTAAACGCTCGCATTGCGCGTGACTACGCCGCGAGAGGCCGCCGCTAACCCATGGCCACCCCCTTCGCCGACTTCGCGAACCTTCGCCTCCTCTGGCGGCGCCCTACCGCAGCGGCCACCAGCCTGCGGGAGGGGCTGCAGCGGGCCACCGATCTGGTGGTGATCGAGGCCTTCGCCGAGGTGCAGGGCCCTGGAGGTGAGCAACCCTCCGGCGGGCGCTCCATCGGCTCAGGCAGCATTGAGGGCAACATCACCCGCTGGGCGGTGGTCCCCTTCGGCGCTGGCTGGCTGGACTCGGGAACCGCCTGGAGCTGGACCGATACCGGCCTGCGGCCCACGGGGTTCCCCCGCGGCGAGAAATTGGAGGCGTTCATGGGTGATCTGGCCAGCCTGCCGACCACCACCGAAGCGGAACGCGGCTGGGTCACGATCGCCACCCTCTCAGGCGTCGGCGGCATTGACGCCCTGATTCGCGTTGAGGCCGGCGATGAGTTCACCGGCACCTGGGCGGCCGGCCGATGAAGCTCGCGATCAGGGCCACCGTGCGCGTCAACCCGGCCACCTTGAGCAGGGCGCAGCGGGCATCAGAGGCGGCGGCGCGGGTGGTGTTCCCCGAGCTCAACTCGGCCTTTCAAGATGCGCTGGGCACCAAGGCATGGGACTGGCCAAGGGTGACCATGCGCGGGGGCACCTTCCGCCGCGATGGCAGCCGCACCAAGGGCCGCCCGGTGGGATCGCCCCGCAACATCGTGGACCTAGGCACCCTGCGTGCTTCCAACAGCTTCCAGATCACCGGCAGCCTCTGCACCTTCCGCTGGGCCGTGGGCTATGCCACAGCCGTTCACTACGGCGCCAACATCCACCCCTGGGGTGACAAGACCCGACCCCTCGTCAACCTGCCCGCCCGGCCCTGGACCTCGGCGGTGATCGGGACCATCAAAATCCCCGGCATTGAGCCCTATGACTATCGGGCGCAGTATCGGGCATCATTCATCCAAGCCTTTCGCAACCTGAAATGAGTTTCGATCTCCTCCCCTGGGAAACCACCCCCCAGGCCCCCGAGCAGGCCACCGCCACGATTGAGTGGAACGGCGGGGAGATGTCCATCCCCCGGCTGGGCTACCTCACTGTGGACGAGATGCAGGGGATCCGGGAGATTGACCCGCAGAACGCCCTCTATCGCTTGATCACCGCCGCTGCGGTTGCCCTTAGTCAGGCCGCCCCTGATCACACCGCTCACTGGTGCTATGGCCTCCTCACCCGCCTGCTGGCCCAGGAACAGGGCGCAAACATCGGCCGGATGAGCACGGAGGAGGAGGCGGTGCAGGTGCTGCACGCGAGGATCATCGGCCCCTTCCTGGAGCAGGCCAGGGCCATCACCAACCGTGTCGCGATCCGGTCCGTCACCGTGATCCTGAACCGGATCAAGCCCGCCTGGACCGATGAGCAGACCCGCAAGCTCCCTGGCCCCCTGTTGGGGATCCTCCATGCCTTTGAGCAGGAGGAGGAACGGGCCGGCGCTGGCCTGCAGCAGGACCCGGCGGCCGAGATGCGAGCGCTGGAGGAGGCGCTGGGAAAGCTGCAGGAGGTCAGCAGCTCGACTGCGACCGACCCGACTGGGGCCAAGCCTTCTGGGACTGCCGCAGATTCTGGCCTGGAGCCCTCGAGTTCAGCCGCGAGCGCTTCGGGAAGCTCCCCGCTGGCTATGTCCTCCAGGCCCTCCAGGCGGGTCACACAGCCGAAAGGCATCGCCTCCACCGGGAAGAAAAAGGCATTGCCCAAATCGCCCTGATCCTCGCCGAGACCAACCGCAACCGCGAGGCCCAGCCCGAGCCCTACAGCCTGCGGGATTTCTGCTTCTGGGTGGACGTGGCCGAGAAACCGCGCCCACCGAGCGAGGCCGGCGCCGCCCTGCTGGAGCTGCTGGAGCGCAACCTCCTGCCGGGGTTCGTGCTCAACGGCCCATGGCTGGCTGATCTGGAGGCCCAGGGCCGAGGCGTCACCCCGCCGCCGCGGCTGTGCTGGGCCGCCGAGGATGCGATCCTCCTGGCCCCCTACCGGGTGGATGCAGGTCACTGGGGCGGGTTCCTCGTGGCCCAGGCCAACGCCGTGGGCCGGGTGCGGGAGTTCGCCTCTGAGGCCGGCGAGGTCGTGGCCCTACGGGTGCCAGCCGATGCAGTGCCGGGGCAATCGTTCGCCGCCGCTCAGGCCGGCGCGGTGCTGGTGCTGGCGAGCCGGGAAAACTCCAGGTAGAGAATCCACCCCCTGGTCATGCCCTCCACGATTGACTACGCAGCCGCGCTGGACATCCAGCACTACATCGTCCCGATGCGGCTCGCATCCGTGGCGCTGGAGGATGCTGCAACCGCCGCCGCCAACAACGGCGCGAACCTCAGCGCCTGGCTCAACACCGCCAACGCGATCAGCGGCACCGGCACTGTGAGCACCAGCGGGTCGTCCTCCACGTTTCAGATCCTGATCAACAGCACGACCCGGACGATCACCAACGTTGCGCTGGCCTCAAACGTCGTCACGATCACCACCAGCGTCGCCCATGGCTTGGTTGCAGCCGACAAAGTGACGGTCGCTGCCACCACGGCCACCGCCGTGAACGGCACCTTCACCGTGGCGACGGCGCCCACCACGACGACCTTCACCTACGCCCTGACCGCCAGCAACATCACCAGCGCGGTTGATACCGGCACCGTCACCACGGGGGTCTACCCCTTGGACGGCACCGGTAAACCGATCCAGCTCCTCAACGTCACCAGTGGCCCGCTTCAGACCCAGGCGGGTGACGAGAAGGTGCTCACCCACGATCAGGTAACCCGTGGCGCATCAATCTCTATCGGCATCAACACCGATTCCAGTATTGCCTTTAAGGGCATGACTGTGCATAAATCCATTGATCACAAAATCATGGAAACCATGCGCCTGTTTGGTGTAGCCGAGAAACTGGCTGTGAAATACTTGCGAGCCGGCCCTGGCGGCACCGTTGAGAAAAAGCTCTGCTACGGCCGGATCTCCTCTAAGCAGGAAGAGGGCGATGCAGGCGCCTTGGTGAAGTACGGCGCCAGCATGATGGTGTTGGGCAATGTTTACAACATCTTCGATAACACCTGATCGGCGTGAACACTGACGGCCTGCTCCATGTGGTGATCTCAGACAGCCGACCGGGGCAGCGCCTATGGCGCATCTGCTCCGGCGGCTCCTGCCTGGTGCATCGGAGCCTTGGGGTGGTGATGGGGCACTACCGGGCGCTGCTGATCAGCCAGGGGCGAGAGGTTGGGGAGGGGTGAGCATGAAAAAGCCCAGGGGTTCCAATCCCTGGGCCTCAACCATGAACATCCCGCGAGCAGCCTAGGTCAAGACAGGGGCAATGGGAGCATCCATCTCCAGCCTTCTTAGCCCGTCGCTCAGCAGATCATCCGCCAACTGATTAACGGTCACCCCATGCTCGGCGGCCATCGCCTCTAGCCGTTCCACCGCGTCGGGGTCAAGGTCAACAAGGATCTCAGTCATGGAGTCGTCCTTGATCCACAGGCTGTAGAACCAGGCGCCGAGGCCGAAGGCCTGCAGCAGCATCAGGCCGAGAAAGATGGGTTTGATCATGTCCGTGTGATCTGGAAATGGATGATGATTCGGGCGCATCCTAGATCAAGATAGGGACAGAGCAACCGCGCAGCATTTGAGTTTGCACTGGGCTATCTGGGATAGCCTGCTGCGGTCCGGGTCGGCCCGAATACAACACCAGTCCCTGACTGGGAATCAAGGCGGGGTGGGGGTTTGACGTGGCCTCCCTGGAACCCTATCGAAGGCCCGGCGTAAACATTGCTTGACAGATCAGGGGCGGATTGCCCTACCGTTTCAACATCTTGGCAGAGATGCCAAGGCCAACGTCTGCCCGCTTTGAGCGGGAGCCAAAATGAAGAACCAAAGTACCGGCCCGGTCGTGATGTCGGCTGGCATTGAGGCCCGGCCATGGAATGGCGTCGCCATTCAGCGGCGCCAGGCCGATGGATTCGTGAACGCCACGGCCATGTGCAAGGCCGGCGGGAAGCGGTGGACGCTCTACTCCGCCAACGACCGCACCAAGCAGTACGTCTGCGCCCTCGCCGAGGACTTGGGAATCCAGATCCCTTGCACCGCAGCCGAGGTCGGATTTCCGACTTCGGGAATCCCCGGCCTGATCCACGTCGTCAAGGGCGGCCAGCCCGAGCTTCAAGGCACTTGGATCCACCCCCGCCTGGCGATCGATCTGGCCCGCTGGGTGCATCCCAAGTTCGCGGTGTGGATGGACCGCTGGATCCTGGAGTCCCTCGGCGTGGCCCAGCCCGCGCCTGTGGAGCCCCTGCAGCGGCGCTCCCCCATGGCATCGCAGCCTCGTGGCCTGCGGCAGGATCCCTGCTGGAAGTCCTCCTCCTACCTCCCGGCCCTG